CCAGCTGGCGCACAAGTGCAGGATACCCAAGGCAGTGGGGGTGGTACCATAGGAACAGGAACAGCCCCTCAGCCAGGAGAACAGGGCTTCTCAGGTAATACTGGTCAACAACAGATACAATGAAACTAGTCGTGAACAATACTTTAAAACCTTTCGTAAACAATCCAGAGTTGTATAATCCATTTTTAGAAGAAATATTTAGCAGAATAGAAAAGACTCATAAACGTCTTGAACAGCTTAATGATATAGAAGAGGTTTATCGTGCTCAAGGTGAGATACGTATGCTTAGATCAATGTTAAGACTTAGGGAAGACATTAATGGCTAATATAGCAGAACAGATGGAAGTCTTTGGTTATACTCCTGAAGGTTTAGATCAGGAAGTTGAAAAATATGCAGGCGAAGCTAAAAAAGATTTTGCAGAAAGTAAACTTGAAGAAGAAAGAAGAGCTAATCATCCGTTAAATAGTGTTGCCCCTTTTCAACGAATAGCAGGTGCTTCTACAGACGATATAGAAATACCTAATTCAGATCCTGGTGTTCGTACTTTTAAAACCAAATTAGGTACAACTTATAATATTTCTGTAGATAGAATTTCTACTTATGAGGCTGAGAGAGAAAAACTTAGAGAAAATATTATTAATTCAATAGAAGGTATAAAAGGTTATCTTGAAGATCCTTCTTTACCTAGTAAAGAGCAGGTAGTAGATTTTATTAAAGGTGCAGCAGTTGGAACTCTAGAGCAGATTAAAAAATCAATGTCATCTGGAGCTACATACGGAGATATTTTTGGTACGGTTGCAGGTGTAGGTGCTGCATCAACTCCATTTAAAGTTCTTTCGGAGCCAGATTCTACTACTTTAAGAATTTTTGGTGGACGTGGCTCTAAATCTGGTCAGAAAGACTATTCGAAAGAATTTGAAGCTTTACGATTATTAAAAGAAGGGGCTAGTCCTAAAGAAATTGAAGCTGCAACTGGTAGAGTACAAACTGCACCTCCCTCAAGTTATGTAAATAGTCTGCAGCCTACAATCAGAGGACCAGTATTTAAATTTGAAATAGATGACAGCCAAGTTAAAATAAATGGCAGTTATAAAACAGCATATGGTACTAGATCAGTTAGAGATGCATCTTTAAAAAAACCAGCTTTTTTAGAACAAGTCATTAATCACCCAGTTCTTTTTGATGAGTATCCAGACTTAAGAGACGTAAGGTTTGTTTTTGATAATATAAAGGAAAAGAATGGTAATTTAGGTCACTATGATCCTAATCAAAATGCTATAGTTCTTGATAATAAATATAAAAATATGTCTTTTAATAGTGCTGAATTTAGAGAAATATTTTTTCATGAACTACAACATGCAGCTCAAGCTTTAGATTATAGGCATGGATTTTTAGAAATGCTAGGTGCTAATCCTGCTGAGATAAAAAGATTATTGGCTAATACTGGTCAACAACTACAAGACACTGATCCTTATAATTATGCAAATCTTTTAAAAAATAAAAAGATTATAAAATATCGAAATGATATTATAAATTTTTATAATAAAAATAAAGAAGCTTTAGACAATAAAAGTAATCCTAAATTAGTAAATAAATTTGCAAAAATGTTTTACTTTTTAGATCAAGAAGTGTATAAAGAATATTTAAAAAGTGGTATTGAAGTAGAAGCAAGAGTAGCAGGAATAAGAGCAAAGAATTTAGGTGAAAAACCGACAGAGAGTGCAAGCAGTGCCATAGCTAGAGAATCAGATTTTACTTCTTTTAAGAAAAGACTAAAAGACCTAACACAAGTAGCAGGAACTAAATTTAATTTTATGCTTAGTACTGGTGGTGAAAAATTTACAAATACTTATTATAAAGATGCTATGAATTTTGCTAGATATGCAACAGGTCAAGATAAAGATTTTAATACAGGTTCTGATCCAAACGTATCTCCAATGGCAGGATTTACTGGAGATAATCCACCTACATATGAACGAAGACCGCCAAAAATAAATTTTGATTTAAAAAATATTAATGACCTTTTAAAAATGCGTCAAGATGACATTCGTAATAATCGTATACCAGGTTTAACTAGAGAACAAGAAACAGAAATATACAATAAACACTATTCAAGACCAGATTATTTAAATCCAGATGTAACTTGGGCTTCTACAGCAAGAGAGTATGGAATTCCTGTATCTAGAGTACAAAAAGCTGCAAATAGAATTAATATGGTCAATAGGCTTTTAATACAGAGATCAATAGCAACGCAGAAGAAGGTAGAGCCAGACGATAAAATTAATCTTGAAGCTGCTGTGTCTGACGAAATATTTTTTAGAATGCCTGTTATAGAATTTGTTAGAAATTTAGATATACCTAAAAAAGGTATATTAGGTTCTAACTTTTTAAAACTTGTAGAAAAAAACCCTTCTATTGCTGACAGTTCTTTTTTAAGACAAAAAGAATCAATAAATCCTACAAAAAGATATTCTAGAAAAGAGTTACAAGAAACACTTATAGAAAATTCTGAATTTTTTACTGCAGGTAAAGTAAAGTCTGGTGGATCACAATTTGACAGATATCAAAGACAAAAACTTATTGGATTTAGGGGTGGTAGTGAAAGGGAATATTTTGAGATACCAATAAGATCTTTTAAATCTGCATCGCCTGGAGTTTTGCCAGGTGAAAAACTTTCATTTAGACCTAAAAGAGGTACACATTTTGGCGACAGTGCTATAGCACATGTTAGGGGTTCTATTATAAAACGTAAAATTAAACCTGGTGCTACAGATACAGAAAAAAATCTAAATGAAGGTGTAAATTCTGGTTTTAACGAAGCACCAGAGTTTAGTAAAATAATAGGTGATCAACCATTCTTACTTGCTGAAGAAATTCAAAGTAATCTTGTCAAGGGTGGATTTTTAAAAACAAATTTTGATGAGATTTATGATGAAGCTGTTGCTAATTTTGATAGATCACACGGTGAACGTGCATATATTAGTATGGCCACGGGTTTAGGAGGTTCTGCTAAAGCAGGTGACAAAAAATTTAGAGATCTTATTAAAGAACTAGATGAAGAAAATCGTATATTACCTGCTAGCCTTAAAGAAGACTATGGAATACAATTTGGTTTAGAAGGGGAAAAACTAGAAAAATATCCAGTACTAGCAGATGGTACAGGTTTTCAAAATGATGGACCATACGAGTTTGTATATGGAGACTACCTTAGAGATAAATTAGAAGATAAAGGTTTTTTTGAGGGATTGTCTGGTCGGGAATGGATTGACGTTAGAGCTAAATTTAGACATCTTTATGGTAACTATAGAAAAAGAATATCAGAAAGAACTAGATTTCAATCTACTGGAAATGTAAAAAAAGCTTTAGAGGAATATGATTCACCACCTATTATTAAAACTAAACAAGCTGTAGAAGAGTCATTAAAAGCTCTTATAGCAAAAGCAGCGATGGAAAATGTAAACTATATTGTTTTTCCAAACGTAGCTAGAATAAAAATGGCAAGAAATAAAGAGTTTGATCCAGGTGACAAATCAGACATGTTTTATAAAATGTATTTTAAAGAGTTGAATGAAGCTCTTGTAGATCTCGAAAAAAATTATCCTGTTGAAATATATAGTATTGACTTACCATACGATGATAAAGCATTTTTAACTACACCTACCTCAATGTTAACTGCAGAGGTACCTGATTTATATTTAACCACGTTTAGAAAATTTGTAGAGTCTAATAGTCCAAAACTTACAAATGAAGTTATACCTTCAAATGGTACAGTATTAGATGTAACCGAGTTAGTAAAGAAATTTAAGGCAGAAAACCCTAGACAATTTGCCGAAGGAGGCGACACAGTGAGACCAGAACCAAAACCAGACACCAGACCTTTTCCTGATGTTAAACCAAAGATAAGACCTGAAGGACGATCTGAGTTTATTACTAGAGGGTATGAGATAGATGGAAGAGAAGTACAAGTTGGTATAATTAAATTTAAAGGTGGTGAGGAGATAGCCCTTGATAAAGTGCTTGATACAATAGATCAAAGAAATACAGCAAACGAACCTGTTATAACTAAAAATACAGTAACTCAAGTATTAAACTTTATTGAAAAGAATAACCCCACAAGAGAAGAGTTTGAAACTTACTGGTACAATAAAAGGTTAAACAAAGGTGGAATGATGGGCGATCAGATGCAAATGGCTTTTATGAATGAAGGTGGCCTAACAGATGACGGTATGGATATAGATCCAGTATCAGGTAATGATATACCTTCAGGTTCTATGGCAGAAGAAGTACGAGATGATATACCTGCACAGTTGTCTGATGGTGAATATGTAGTTCCTGCTGATGTTGTTCGTTATTATGGTGTAAAGTTTTTTGAAGATCTACGAGATCAAGCTAAGATAGGTTTAGCTGAGATGGAAGCTAATGGTCGTATAGGTGGTGAGCCTGTACCTGCAGGTGGCCCAATGAATACTGAAGAGTTATCTCCAGAAGAGATGCAAGCTATACAAGAAGTAATGGGTATGTCTAATGGTGGCTCTGTTGAGTCTAATATGTTAGGTGGTAAAACATCAGCTCAAGTTGAGCAAGATATGTTAGCTCAAGGTAATATAGCTATGAATCAAAACTATACAGGTATTCCACTAGGCTCTACAATATTTGATCCTGTTAATACTAATACTGGTATACAACAAACTGAAGTTAAACCTTTTACTCCTATAGTTTTATATAATACGGCTGGTCAAACTAGAACTGTAAATAGTGAAGAAGAAAAAGCAAAAGCAATGGCTGAAGGTTACACCATGACTTTAGATGAGTACAATATGTACAGATCTAAAAGAGGTGGATCAGGTGGATCTGGTAGAGGCTCAGGTATAATTACACCTCCAAGTCAAGAAGACGATAGCAAACCTTGGGGAGAAGGTATTGATTGGAATAATGAAGATTCAATCAGAGAATTTGTAAAATCTGCTCAAGAAGGTAATATTCAAGGAGCATCAGGTAGATTTTTAAGAGGTGCAGGTTTTGCTTTATTTGGTTTACCTGGAGCTTTATTAGCAGGTGCATTTCAAACAGGACAGGCATTTGAAACTTTATCAGATATGAAGGCAGCAGAACTTATTGCACGAGCTAGAGGTATGGATACTTTAGCAGAAGAAATTGAAGGTGATATAAATTCTTATGTTGAAAAGTCAGGTCAAGTTGTAGATCTAATTAAAAATGTTTTTGGTATAAGTACACGTAAAGCAGATAGACATGCAAGATCACTTGGATTTGAAGATATAGAAGAGTATGAAGCTGCGTTTAAAGATAGAAAAGATTTCTTAGGTGGCACAAAAATTGAGTCTACTAAAGGTAAAGATGGTAAAGTATTAAATGTTTATAAAGCTGGTAAGGATACTAAGAGACCAGTGCCTAGACCTTATCAAGGTCAAGGTCCATCTTTTGATGACAAATCATTAGGTAAAGATAGTGCCACTTCTACATCCGCACAAAGTTATACTAAACCTAAAAATGATCCTTATGCAGAAGATAGATTTAAAAACAAAGGTGGTCTAATGACCAAAGGCAAAAAGAAAAAGGCAAAAAAATAATAAGGCTACTCAGCTTCGGCTGACCCCAACATAAAAAGGAGAACAATATGCCTGAATTAGCAGAAGTAGAAACACCAAAGACAGCAGGATTTGTTGACAGAGGATATAACTACGAAAAGAAGCGTAAGCGAATGGAAGCAGAAGAAGAGGAGATTCGTAAACTTGAAGCTGAACAACGTGGAGAAGAATCAACTAACGAAGAACAGCAACCAGAAAAAGAAACTTCCGAAAAGAAAGAGACCGATACAGAAGCTAAAGAAGAAACGCTATCTGCTGAAGAAAAATCGTTTAAAAAGCGTTATGGCGATCTAAGACGACATATGCAGGATAAAGAAAAGGAATGGGACGAGAAGTTCAAAGCTTTTGAAGAACGATTAAAAAAAGAATCTATTGTACCACCTAAGTCTGATGAAGATATAGAAGAGTGGTCTAAAGAATATCCAGACGTAGCAGGTATAGTAGAAACTATTGCTGCTAAAAAAGCTAAAGAGATGTTTAGTAAAGCTGAAGCTCGTATGCAAGAGTTTGACAAGATTCAAACAGAAGCTGAAAGAACTAAGGCAGAAACTCTAATACGTAAATCACATGAAGATTTTGATGATCTACGTGCATCTGATGAGTTTCATAACTGGGTTGAAGAACAACCTAGATGGGTACAAGATGCACTATACGAAAACTCAGATGATCCAGCTTCTGTAGTTCGTGTTATAGATCTCTACAAAGTAGATAAAGGTCTAACTAAGAGTGCAAAGAAAGCAAAAGCTAAAGATGCAGCTTCTACTGTAACTAAACGTACTAAGACACAAGTAGATGTAGAAGATGCAAATGACGTAATTCGTGAGTCAGAAGTCGCTAAAATGTCTGATAAGGAATTTGAAGAGAAGTCTGACGATATTAACAAAGCTATCCGTTCGGGTAAATTTGTTTACGATGTATCTGGCAAAGCTAGATAAAAACTGTTGACAAACTAAATTTCAGCAGTATAACTATGGGTATGTTGACAAAAGCCTCTTTTTGACTACCTTTTGTCGCACCTAAATTCATAAAAAGTCTAAACTAAGAAGAACTACCTGGACAAGTATAGGCCCAGTAGTATTTGGTAGCGCAACCTAATTCTAACTGCACCCTAGAAAACGTACAGCCCCTTTTAGATGTTTAAGCTTAATTCAAGCCAAATATCAGGAGGATTTTACCATGGCTTTTACAACCGCATCGGGTTACGGTAATTTACCTAACGGTAATTTTAGTTCCGTAATCTACTCCAAGAAAGTGCAACTTGCATTTCGCAAGAGCACTGTCGTAGGAGACATAACTAACTCTGATTACTTTGGGGAGATTGCTGCCCAAGGTGATACAGTTAAAATCATCAAAGAACCTGAAATTTCAGTGAGCAACTATGCTAGAGGCACACAGATTTCAGCACAAGATCTTGACGATGAAGACTTCTCTCTAGTCGTTGATAAAGCAAACTACTATGCTTTTAAAATTGACGATATTGAGGAAGCTCATTCACACGTTAACTTTATGGATCTTGCTACTAACCGTGCAGCATACCGTTTAGCTGATCAGCATGACCAAGAAGTTCTTGGCTATCTATCAGGTTTTAAACAGTCTGCTCTACACTCAGTTGCAGGAACTGCAAACGATGTAGTAAACGGCACAAAAGCTGTTTCAACAGCAGGTTCTGATGAATTGTTGACATCAATGAAACTCCGTAAGGATTCATTCGGCAACATCACAACAAGCTCTGCAGGAGATCACTCAATTCCTGTAGCAGCACGTCTACCAGGTGCAACAGCACTACCAACAGCAACTGTTTCTCCTGCGATGATTATATCACGCATGAAACGTTTGTTAGATCAACAACAAGTTGATACACAAGGTAGATGGCTTGTAGTTGACCCTGTGTTCATGGAAATATTAGCTGATGAGGACTCAAGGTTCTTAAACGCTGATTACGGTGAATCAGGTGCTCTACGTAACGGTCTAGTACTGAACAACATGCACGGTTTCAGAATGTATGTATCTTCTAACCTTCCTTCAGTAGGAACAGGTTCAGGAACTACAGGTTCTGCAAACCAAAACAGTAACTTTGGTGTTATTGTTGCAGGTCATGACTCAGCAGTAGCAACTGCAGAGCAGATCAGTAAGACTGAAACATATCGTGATCCTGACAGCTTTGCTGACATTGTTCGTGGTATGCACCTATACGGCAGAAAGATTCTTCGTCCAGAAGCAATCGTAACTGCTAAATACAACGCAGCGTAAGGGAGGATTGACTTATGGCTACTTATGATATGACTTCCTCAGCTACTGTAGGTGTTGATTCTAACAGCATTGCAGCAGCTACCTCACGCCACCAAGCAATGGGAATGTACATGCGTGAAGCACGTCTTGACATTGCCAAGATGGTAGAAGATGGATACTCAAATGCAGATGGAGACATCTTCCAACTTCTAGAAATTCCTGCTAATACATTAGTATTGTTTGCAGGTGCTGAAGTTGAAACTGCTTTCAACGGCACATCACCAACTGTAGATATTGATTTTGCAGCAGGTGATGATATTGTTGACGGTGGAGATGTTACTTCTACTGGCTTTCTAGCAGGTGGTTCAAACGGTCAAACTATGGTCGTTAATACTGCTGCTGCGGATACGTTTACTGCACACGTAACAACTACAGACACAATTGACGTTAAGTTAATTGCAGGTTCTGCAGATGTTACATCTGGTATCCTACGTGTTATTGCATGTTGCATTGACACAGGTCCAAGAGGTGGACGTGCTCCAACTGAAGTAGATCGTGATCTACTAGCGTAAGGCAACTTTAGGGGCTGACTTAGGTTGGCCCCTTTAGCTTATCTAAGGAAAAAACATGGCTTTGACATTTCTTTCATTAACGAATGATGTAATTACACGAATGAACGAGGTAACACTTACTTCTACTAATTTTACTAATGCTAGAGGAGTTCAAGTACAATGTCAAAATGCTGTTAATGAGTCTATAAGATATATAAATCAAAGAGAGTTTGGTTACTCTTTTAATCATGCACAAAATACATCTACACTAACTCCAGGTGTATGTAGATATACTGCACCTACAGATGCTAAATCAATTGACTATGCTACTGCTAGAATTAAAAAAGATAGTGACCTTAATGCTGCAGGAAATAATTTAACAGTTCTTAACTATAATGAGTATATAGAAAAAGGTTACCCTAGTGAAGAAGACGAGGTTGCAACAACAACCATTAATGCAACAGATGGGTTATCTGCGGCTGTAACAACAATAACTGTAGCTTCTACAACAGATTTTAGTTCAACAGGAACTTTGTATATAGGTGGAGAACAAATAACTTATACAGGTATATCAGGTAATGATTTTACAGGATGTACTAGAGGTGCAAATAGCACTACAGCAGCAGCAATAGCAAATAGCACCACAGTAACACAATTTGATAGTGGTGGTATTCCTAGAAATATAGTTAGAACTCCAGATAATAACTATCTACTATATCCTTATCCAGATAAACAATATACACTTATATTTGATTACTTTACATTTCCATCTGACTTGTCAGCGCATGGAGATACTACAAGTATTCCAGATAGGTTTGCACCTGTAATTGTAGATGGTGCGGCTGCTTTTGTTTATCAGTATCGGGGTGAAACACAACAGTATCAATTAAACTTTGCTAGATTTGAACAAGGCATTAAAAATATGCAAAGCTTACTTATTAATAAATATGAATATATAAGATCTACAGTTATTCTTGCTCCTAGAGGTTCTGCTAACTTTATGGGAGGAGTTACTTCCTAATGCCTGATTTATCTCAAGCTCAACCTGCAGCATTTAACTGCGAGGGTGGTTTAGTTTTAAATCGTTCTACGTTTCTAATGCAACCTGGCGAGGCATTAGAATTAGAAAACTTTGAGCCTGACATTGAGGGTGGTTATAGAAGAATAAATGGTTTTCGTAAATACGTAAATCAACAAGTACCTCAAACATCTAGCTCTGGTGAAAAGATATTGATGGTTGCTAACTTTGCAGACAAAGTGTTAGCAGCTAGGGGTGAAAAGATATTTAGTTCTGCATCTACTGAGCTTGCAACTAAAATTGTTTCTACTACAGGTATGACAGGTTCTGGAACTATAACT